CTATGCCTGACGAATTCTGATGCGAGCCGGATCCGGCTTATGCCTTCCCAGCTTTAGGACCCAAGGAATGGCCGATTCTGAGTACATGAAGCGACGCGCGTTGTAGGCGGTACGGCGATTGAGCTGGACTACCGTGCTCGGCCTCGCATTTCGAAATTGGTCCCGTTGCTCCCCCTGCCTATGAGCCAGGAGGGAGATCGTGCTGGATAAGGGGATGCTCAACTCCGCTGCGGGGTCGGATATGCCTTTGCGCGTAAAGAAGAATAGTGGGTCGTCGCAAGTAAGAAAGAGATCGCTGTCGCTGACAAGGAACGTCCAAGTCATATCAAGTAGCGCTCCCATCATCCTCGGCGTGCTCTCCTCCCGAACAGAGTGATGCCAGAAGTGATCAGGCGGATCCGCTATGTAGCGATTCAATATCTCGTCGGCCAGCCGCTTGGCTGCCTCTGCTTCCGTGCGAAGCTCAGGAGTGAATGCAGCAGCAAGGTCAAACCGCGCATGTAATCTTGCCCTGGTGCCTTTTGCGACTATGGGCAAATTTCTTGCTACCCGTTCCTTGCCCGCTGGCACACGTTTCCACATCGTCAAGAGATAGGTCGCCAACACTCTCCTTTCAGAGTGGGCAATGGGGCGGCGTTGCCGAATGCGATCTACAACGTCTTGCGCCGGCCCCTCTATCTTCTCGGCGAGATGTCGTTCCAGCTCACTGGGCCAAAGCCCATTGACATTAGCCTCTGACTTAGGCTGACCTGGCCTGCTTCTCCCCAGCTCAAGATCGTAGACCCAGAGCCGATCATTGACGGCGAAACCTTTCAAGTAGTGTTGCGGAAGATAGTGGTCGCCCATAGCTTCGAATCACCTTGAGTCGATAAATTTGCGGACAAGGCAGAACAGTAAGGTTTCACCCAGCTCATCAGCAATGCCGGACGTGGCGGATGAACCTACTATGTCGCGTCGTGCAAAGACGTCTGCGTTGTTGATCTTGGCAGAGAAGGCCTGTCCCCAGATGGGTCAGTTGGACTGGCGTACTACACCTTCGGCGGCATGGGTAAGCGGCTGACAGGTGGAGACAGTTCCGCGTTGCCGGTAGCGAGAGGAGCAACGGCGCCGCGCGACGGAGCGTCAGCGACGGCGGGCGGCGCGGCTGCTCGCCATTCGCCCACGCCAATCAAGGATTACGTCGATCAATTCATTCCGCGCGTCCCCTCGCAGCCGTGGAGTGCACCCGTCTACGCAGATGCGCTCACCGTTCCCAATGAGCCTCCGCGATTGTTCTGCATGTCATCGCTCGGTGGTCTGAACGGCCTTTCCGAAGTCGATGAGCCTAGTTGCACGTGCGTGACGGAGCAGGGCACGTCTTACGATCTGGAAGAATCGACCTGTCGTTACGTCGCTCGGCGTGGTCAATACGAGCCATATCCACCGCGACGCGAGAATAGGTTCGTCAATGCAGAGACTCAGATGCAGCGTGCTGTAGGCGAGCTCAATGAGATCGAGCGTCAGCGTGGCACTGCGATTGCTCGCGGCAATCGCGCCATGGGCACCTTCCCAGAGTCACCCAGCATTGTCGCTTTCCCGATGTTCGCCCTGGTCATGGCCTACAACCTCGCGCAGCCGGGTGCTGATGCCGCCAAATATGGGCTCTGGAACGCCGCCAATGGGCGTTGGCTGCGTTGCTGTGCATCGTTGCTCCGGTTGCCCTGGACTACGCTTGGCCCGGGGTCTGGCTCGTTCTGGCTGCCTGGGCGTGGTTCAAGAATCACGGAAGGCGCATGCACTTCCTGCTGGGCTCCTGGGATTGGCGCCGACAGCGGTTGTACCTGGTGCTGCCGATCTGGGTATGGGCATGCATGGGCCTGCTCTGCCTCTACACCGGCAACGCCTGGGCGTTGCTGGCCTTGCCGGTGATGATCTTGGGCGAAGTGTCGGCAGGCATTCCGTGATCGGGCAGGGCCTTCTATGGCTACTACGTGAGCCACCTGCTTGCGTTAGGAATGCTTGCGGCCTTGATGATGTAGCACTAGGGAGCGCAGATTACAGGGCGTCCCTTGTGAGTCACGGGTTCCCAGCCCTCTGGCGTTCTATTGAGTAGACGTCCGCCCATGCATTTGGCTCCAACTGGCCATGGAACAATCTCGTTGTCTGGTAGCTGCGTTGGCGATGGCGGGCACGCCTCCTGGTGAACCTCATGGACAGTCACAGTCTCAACAGTTCTCGCGGCTTTGAGGTCTTCGCTGGCCTGCGCCAGTGCGGTTCGGTTCGCCTGGAGCGCAAACCCGGCACCTACCAATGCCATTGCCAGTATTGCTGATGTGATCTGCCACCCGCCCTTATCCATAGCGCCCCCAAGTTGTCCTGCGAGCATTCTAGCTAGCGGGTGCGGGCGGGGCCTTCAGGCGCCGTCGTTACGCTGGGCGGGAATGGGAGCGCTAGAATCGGCAAAATCTACGGAAAGGAGGGGGAGGGGCATGGATACAACGATGTGGGCAGGCTTTCTGGGTTTGGGCGGTGCGCTTGTTGGCGGTTTCGTAACGTTCCTTGTCGGGCAGCGCGCCGTGTCGGCTCAGAAGACTAGAGATGCTGAGGCAGAGAGCGCTCAAGTCCGCGCGACGCTACAGGCGATAAGGGATGAGGTGGATGTGCTTTCGGAGGTGCATATGGCCGCAGCGGGCACAAGGATCAGAGAGTCGTCCTCTGCCGCTCCGATAGGATTGTTTTATCCGGTTTCCGCCAATTATTTCACCGCTTTTGAGGCCAACGCAGACAAAATTGGGCGTATTGAGAACGACGTACTGCGGCGTCAGATCATCAGGACATATGTGCACTTCAAGGCACTTTTTGACACGATTCGCCTGAACAACCATTTCGTTGAACGCCTGGAGCACGCCGAGGCTGTCCATCGCGCAACGCCCGAGCCGCATGCGCCGATAGCGCTAAATGAAGCGGCGTTACATTGGCAGCAGACCGCGGATTACGCGCCTCTACTGAAGGAGTCAAATAACCGGGCAATGGAATCTGCTGCGACGTTGGCGCTGATGATCGATCAGTGGCTTGCGGAACCAGCGCGGGGTGTAGGGGCAAAGCCCCTACGGTAAACGCATCAGACGCGCTGGCGCGGCCTCGGCCCACGGCTCATGTGGACCACATTGGAAGATTCGGCGTCGGGACCGGATACACCCGCGCCCAACCGCCGTTCTCTGAGAATTCTGAGGGCGTCGACAAGGTGGATGACGCTGGATTTCGTTCGAAAGCGGCCCAGCGGCGGAGCCTGTGCCAGGCACGTCGCATTTCGCATAATGTATACAGCGTGGGCGCTATCGAAGCCCGCCACGGCCGCCTGAGCCTTGTGGGGTAGGGCGAAGCCAACAGCCAAGCACAAGGCCATTGCGGTGGCGGCCAGCTTTCGCCACACCGCCTTCTCCTCTCGACTTATAGCCCGCGCTTCACCAATAACCCCCAGCACTCGGGCCAACGGCACACCAGTCAAGCCCGCCAAAGTTGCGCAAACCACGGCATCCGGATGAGAAACACCCTTTCGATAGTTGCTGATCGCGGACGGCCGAACCCCGAGACGCGGCGCTAAGTCCTTGTCGTAGCTCACTCCGCACGCCTCTTTCGCCTGATCGAGCAGCGAGTTGACGTCCATATGATCCAAGGTCCTTGATTTTTGAGATTCAAGGGTATTGAATCACGTTTTGAATCCAAGGGCCTTGAAGTGTGCCGCTGCCAGATGAGGCCAACGATGGGACACCGTGAAGCTGGTGATGGGGCATGTGTGCAGCTGATAGCCCTCCGTGGAACGGAGAAAAGAAAGCGAGTAGCGAGGAGTGGTAGCTGCCACTCAGTTCTCTCTCGGTCAAGGGCCTTTTTTCGCGGCCCGAATGAGAATCCGAGAGAAATCATTGCAGTGCTCGTCAAGCTCTTGTGAGAATTTATGAACTTCCTTCAATTGATCCAGCAGCTGGTCACCGACGAATTCGCCCTCCTTTCCCGGGGGCATTTTCAACGAGTCCGATGCCATCAGAGAACGGAAACCTCGCAGACGGTTATTAATAGAAACCAGCTTTCTACTGGCTTCATGAGGGATGTGAGGCAGCGCAGACGAGTCGATCTTCACTGTTTCAGATCGAACTTGGCACTCGTCCACCATCCTTCTCAAGTGCCGCCATGTCTGTTGCTCCTTGGGCGCGTCAAGGAAGCTCTTCACTTCGACCTCAAGCCACAGCGCGTCCGCAGTAAGAAAGCGAGTGCTGCTCAGAAGAGCTGCGCGCGTGCCGAGCCCATGCTTTCTTGTGTAGAAGAACGTAATTGTCGCTACTGCGGTCGCGGCGACACCAATGACCCACGTACCAAATGCGGCAACCCAATCCGCTCGCGATCCGGTGCCCAAATTGAGGCTGTAGCTCCAATCGGCACCGAAGAGGGCCCAAACAGACGCGCCACCCGCGACAAAACCCGCCACAGTCGCGCTGATCAAGATTCCCCACGAAAGTTTCGAATACCTAGCGTCCATGCCGCCCCCTCAGGCTCTCAATTGACCAGGGAATTCTGACATGACTTTCGCTTTTCTGGTGCTCAGCCTGGTCTGCGTATGCGCTTTGGTCGCATACGGCGCCATTGCACTGCCGGACAGGGCCCGCGCACTGCTGGCAGCAATTGCATCCAAGCCTTCCGCCGAAGCCCAGGTCATCTCACTCGCAAAGGCTGAGATTGCCGCCACCAAGCGTGGCGACCTGCTGGCCGCTGCCCGCTTCGCCGAGCAGCAGGAGGCCGTCCATGGCTGATTTCTTCCGCGATCCGCTGGTCGTCTCTGTCGTTGGCGGGATGCTGCTCACGGGTCTGTATTGGTCGCTGGTGTTCGCCCTGCGCCGGAAGGGTGGTTGCAATGGCCGGTGATCGCGCGGTGCTGGCCGAGTCGGGACTCCCCTCGTCTAACAGGGGAGTCAGTGAATTCAGGAACGCACAGGGAACCCTGACGGTCGGCATTGACTGGTTTTCCGCTTCCATCGACCTGCGCGCAGCGCTGGACGAACTCGCGTTCCGTGATGGTGACAGCTTCGAAGAGGTCCGGCAGTGGATTGAGTTCTCCCCGGACAACGCACGCATTGCGGCCCTACAGGTGTTCTGCTGGTTCTTCGCCGGGCTCGGGCTTGAACTGGATGAAACCGTTGGTGGCGGTCGCTTCTACACGTGGCGAATCAAGATCATCGACGCGGCCAAGAAGTTCGTTGGCATGATCGAACTGGGCGGTGAAGAGTGCCGCCGCGCCGATGGCACCTACACCGCACGCCTTGAATTGACGGGTGACGGATGCAAAGCGCTAGGGGCAGCGCGCTGCGGCCATGCGCAGCGGTGGCTGGAGCTTCGAGCGAAGCTCGAAAGCTGCGCCGGAAGGATTACCCGAGTGGATGTATGCGCCGATGACCTTGTGGGTGATTACCCGCTGCGTCTGGCACAGAAGTGGTACAGCCAGGGCGACTTTGACAACCGTGGTCAGCGCCCTAAAGCACAGCTGGTGGACGACTACGGCAGCGGTGACGGCAAAACGTTCTATGTCGGCGGCAAGAAGTCCGAAAAGCAGCTGCGCGTCTACGAGAAGGGCAGGGAGCAGGGAGACAAGAGTTCGCCGTGGGTGCGCTATGAGGCGCAGTTCCGCAACTCCAACCGCAAGGAACTGCCGCTCGACATTCTGCGTGATCCGGCGTCTTACCTGCTGGGTGCTTATCCGGTCTTGTCCTTTCTGCGCTGCGTGGCCACGCGCATCGAAATCACGAAAGCCGCTGTTGAAGCCACGTGGAAGAGCGTCCGCCGCCACATCCGTCGCCAGTACGGCGCGGCCCTCAATTTCATCGCCAAGAACTGCCCTGACGATCAGGCGTTGCGGGCGGTAATCGAATCCTGCACTTCGCCATCGCTGCCGAAGTGGGTCACAGGGGATACAGCAGCGCAATGGCCCGAAATCGCGGGCGTAAATCAAACCTCAAAGGGGTAAAGCCATGGATCACAGCAACGCAAAGGTCACCGTCCTGGACTCGCAGATTGCCGAGCGCGGCGGTACGTTCGAAGGCAACAAGGGTGAGCAGATCAGCTACACCACTCGCAAGCAGAAGGGCAAGGTTGAAGTCGGCGGTTTTGCGTATCCGCTGGACGTGCGCTTGGAGGACGGCCAGCCGGCCTACCCGGTCGGTGAATACGAGCTGGACATCGCGGCCATGTTGCAGGTCAACAAGGGCGTGATGAGCCTCTCCAAGTTCACCGTTCTGCGTTCGCTGCCCAAGCCTGCGGCACCGCGCGCCGCAGGGCAGGCCTAAGCCATGGCGCGGTACGTCTACGAATGCCTGCAATACAACCAGCAGACCGGTACCTGTGAGCAGGCTGGTTTCGTGCCGCGCACCGACATTCCCGCCCTGACCACTGCCGAGGTGTCGGGAATCCTGTCCATGGTCGCGGTGTGTTTCGCCGTGGCGTGGGCATACAAGCAACTAGGCAGAACTATCCGCAACTAACGAAAGGGGAACACCATGAATCTCGACGCAAGCGCAGCATTGGAAGTCCTCGGCGGACTGGCGGCATCCCTCGGCCTGATCGGTGCCGCCAAGCTGGCACCGGCCGCAATCTCGGTCGGCTTCAAGTGGCTCAAGGGCGCGATCTTCGGTTGATCGCTGTAGCACGGGGCCGGGCGATCCGGCCCCTTTTTTTATGGGGGATTCGTGATGCTGGGTCTTTTCGTCCTGTGCGCTGGCACTGCCGCGCTGTACATCGCGTTTGGTGACTGATCGATGCGCCTTCTACTCGCTCTAACCCTGTTGCTCGGCTCGTTCTACACCCCGCCTTCTCAGGCGGCTGAGCCGTGCAGATCCGAAACCGAATGTGATCAGGGGCAGGCGTACGCTGCGGCTTCCGCCTATGCCGAGCGCACCGCAGCCGGTCGTGAGAATGCTCAAGCGTGCGTCTTGGAAAAGGACACCTCAACCATTGTTGGCGGCATCACCTGGACTACTTGCGTTCCAAGCTATCAGACCGTTGTTCAGTCCTTCTACTTCAAGGGTTTGTGCTCCGCTCGGCCTGAGGAATTTGGCTGGGAGGGCGGCACCACTGCTGGCTCTGTCAACGCCTGCCACAACGGCTGCATGTACTCCAGCGCGCTGGATCCTCAAGGCGTTGCGGGCGTCAGCTATGCACCTACGGGCGGCGTCTGTACCGCTGCTGATGCGCCCGAACCTAAGCCCGCTGGCGATGGCGATGGCGGTGGTGATGATGGCGGTGGCACCGGCGGGGAGACGGGTGGCGGTGACGGAGACGGCGGAGGCGATGGCGGTGGTGATGGAGATGGTGGCGGTGATGGCGGTGGTGGAGACGGCGAGGGCGGTGGCAACGGTGATGGTGATAGTGACGGCGGTGAGGATGGCGACGGTGATGGTGACGGTGATGGAGAGAATCCCAACCTGCCAGAGAACCCAACGTATCCGGGCGACGTTCCGATGCCATATGCCGATCCGCCCATTCCGAGCAGCTACCTTGGTCAGTGGTCCAGTGGCCTCGGTGGTGGTTCCTGTCCCGCTGCAAAGACCATCACGGTGGGCGTTGGATCTGTCTCTACGTCCATCAGTTTCGAGTTCAAGCCTCTCTGTGATTTCGCGCAAATGATCAAGGGTCTAGTCATCGCCTGTGCCGCGCTTGCGGCAGCCTATATCGTTTCAGGAGTACGCAAGTAATGCCTTGGCTCGCCGCGTTCCTCACTCAGCTCCTGGGCAACTCTCTTGCTCGCGTCCTGACCGGCGCGGGCCTCGGCCTCGCTACAGGTGCGGCACTTCTGCCGCTGGTTAAGGGTGCACTGAACCTCATTACGCAGAAGTGGGCAGGCATCGCAGCAGATGTCGCGAACGTCATGCTGATGGCCGGGGCAGGGGAAGCCATCACGATGATCGGCTCTGCCATTGTGACCAAGGTTGTCATTGATGCGGGCAAAGTCGCTGTTCAGAAGGTAGCTTCCAAATGATGTATTTGATCTCTGGTCAGCCGGGCAACGGCAAGACGCTGCGCGCAATGTCCATGGCGCTTGAGTTCTACGAGCAGAACCAGCAGCAGGTGAAGGAGGGCAAGGCGCAGCCGCGCCGCTTCTTTACCAACATCGCTGGCGCAACGGCTGAGGAAGGCTCAGATGCCTTCCCATGGATGGAAAAGCTTCCCGAACACAACGACTGGACGCAGCTGCCGGATGGCTCATTCGTGATCTACGACGAAGCGCATTCCGATGGCAACACACAGGGTCTTGAGCGCTATGGCAGGCTGTTCCCGTCTACGGGCAAGCCGGGCGAATCGGATGACCCGCGCATTCGCGCAATGTCTACGCACCGGCATCGTGGCTTCGATCTTGTGTTCGTCACGCAATGGCCGAATAAGATCCACCATCAGGTGCGTACGCTTATCGGTTCGCACACACACATGAATCGTTCGTTCGGCATGCAGCGGGCAGGCGTGCTTACGTGGTCGCGTGTCCAGAGCGATCCCTACGATGAAAAGGTGCGTGATAAGGCCGAGGAAGAAATCTGGGCCTACCCGAAGGCGCTGTACAACCGCTATCGCAGCGCTACGCTGCACACGGCCAGTCACAAGTTCAAGGTGCCCAAGAAGGTCTGGCAGGCGCTGTCCGTGACCATCGCGCTGATGCTCGGTATCTGGATGATCTATGCGTTCATCATCAAGCCTTCTCCGACGCCCAAGAAGGTGGAGGAGGGGGCCGGTGCTTTGCCGGCGGCGGGAGCCCTGGCGCCCTTGGGCGCGGGCGGGCCGGCGGCACGGCCCCTCACCCGTGAGGAGTACATTGAACGTCATACGCCGCGGATTGAGTTTCAGCCGTGGTCCGCCCCTGCGTTCGATGACAGGTCAGTTCAGTCGCAGCCCGAGTTGTACTGCATGGCCTCCGGAACCACCGAGCAGGACACCACCTGCACGTGCGTAACCGAGCAGGGCACCAAGGCAAAGGTCAGGTTGCCGGTTTGCCTTGCGATTGCACGCGACGGACCCGCCTACAACCCCTACCGTGCACCTCGCCAGATTGATTCTGGCGCCACCACCCAGCTTGCGGGTGTGCAACCCCTCAACACACAGCCAAGTGGCGTTGCCGGTACAGTGATTGCGGTTGGTGAGCGGCCTATGTCGACGTTCCCTGAGTCGGTGCAGAATCGCTATAGCGGAAACTAGCGTGACGCATCATGGGGTGCAGGTTGAGGAAACCTGCACCCAGCCGTTTTCGATTCGACGGAACGTTTGGCCGTTGATGCAACGGTGACCCGGCGGAAGCCCCTTGGACCTTGCGGCCCGTTCTGCGGCCTCGCGCTTGCTGCGCACTTCGCCAATCGGCACCTCCGGGTACATCTGGCGTGCGAGAGCCTCACCGGCACGCTCCTGTTCCTTCATAGCTGCGTTTCCGGCCAAGCCCAGGACACCGCAGGTTGCCAAGAGCAACGCGCTGCCGCCCAAGAACACGCCGAGCGCCACTTTCCACACCAATCCCGCCGAGCTCGCCATCTATGGCACCCCCAAGCAATCCGGCGGTCATTCTAAGGGGTGTAGGGGCATCGCCCCTACGGAAGCGCCTCAAACGCGCTGACGAGGCCTCGGCCCACGCCTCATGTAGACCACATTGGATGGCGCGGCGTCGGAACCGGGTCCACTCACGTCCAACCGCCGTTCTCGGCGAATTCTGAGCGCTTCGGCAAGGTAGATCACGCTGGAATTCGTTGTGGCAGAAGCCTTCCGAGGCGGTGCCGATCGGGTGGCCACCTCGGCGCGGGCCTCGGCCATCATCAGACGCCATTCCCGGGCGATGTTGCAGGTCAGTGACCACCAGGTCATATCGCAGGGTTCCAGCTGGTGGCCTTCGGGCGTAAACATGTGGCCGCCCTGAAAGCCGAAACCGGCCCAAGGGCCGGTTAGATCTATGCGGTCGTGGGGATCAATCTTGATCAT